CTATTTCAGAAAAAAAGGTTTAGATAAAGAATGGGAAGATTGTGAAAACTTTTATGAAGGTAATCAATGGCCACAAGCAACTAAAAGAACTAAAGCAATGCCTAGACCTGTTATAAATGTATGTTCAATGATAGCAGATAACAAAAAAGCTGGTATATTAAGTGGAAAGTTAAAAATGATATATCAACCAGCAGAAATGTTTGGAGATGCTTTTGAAAGAGCTGAACAAGGTGCTGATTTATTTACTAGATTTGCAGAATATGTAGGTAAAGAATTAAAACAAGACAAACTAGATGATGAAGCTCAAAGTTATGCTACTCAATTAGGTTCATATGTATATCATTATTACTGGGACACAACTATATCAGGTGGTATGCAAACACCATATGTAGGTGGTTTAAGAGCTGAAATGATCCATCCAAAGAACTTTATAGTTCATAATCCAATGGAGTATGATGTTCAAAAACAAAAATATATTATTATAGCTAGTTGTGAACCACTAGCAAGTGTAATTAAGTTAGCAAAGAAGAATAAGATACCAACTTGGAACTTAATTGGTAAAGATACTGATATGGATGATACAGAAGATTTAGAAATATCAGTATGCACAGTTCTAACGAAGTATTATAGAGAAAATGGAAAAGTTGTATGGGTAAAGACAACACAGAATAGTTTGGTAACTAATCCAACATATTGGCAACCAGATATTGGAAAAGTTAAGTTTGATGAATCTAAAACTGATGAAGAAGAAGTTGCTGAACCAGACAAAGGTGAAAAAGAAACTGATGGCTATTTTAGAAAACAATTATACCCAGTAGTATTTAAATATCATAAGAAAAGAAATAATTGTGCTTATGGTATAGGTGAAATAATACAATCAATTCCTAACAATAAAGCTATCAATTTTAGTTTAGGAATGATGTTATTAAGTGTTCAACAAACAGCATGGCCTAAAATGATACAAAAAATTGGTGCATTAGCTAATCAACAAATAACTAATGAACCAGGAGAAATAGTAACTGATTATACCAAAGGTCAAGGATGGGGGGTTAAGTATTTAGAAACACCAGGATTTAATTCTCAAACTCTATTACTTACTGATAAAATCATTGACTTAACAAGAACAACAACAGGATCTACTGAAGTTGTTACTGGTGAGGTATTAGGTGCTAATATGGCTGCATCAGCTATTATAGCATTACAAAATCAAGCAAAGAAACCTATTGAAATGTATCAAAAAGGACTTGCAAAAGCATATGAAGAAATTGGTAAGATATATGAACAATTCTTTAAGTATTATTACAATGATGGAAGAATGTTTAGTTATACAGATGATGATAATCAACAATATGTAGCACAAATGTATGGTAGTGAATACCAAGACATAGATTATTCATTATCAGTTGAAGTAGGACAAGCTGGAACTTACTCTGATAGTTTAACTGTTTCATTACTAGATAACCTAGTTGGAACACAAACTATTGATATGGATGATTATATAGAATTATACCCTGATAACATAATGACATTCAAACCAAAATTAAAGAGAATTAGGCAAAAGAGATTAGAGGAAATGCAACAACAATTAGCAATGCAACAAGCTGCACAACAGGGCATACCTCAATTACCACAACAAATGCCTAACGATATATCACAAAACATTATTCAATAGAACTTGTCTAGTTGATAAATTGCTGCCTTATAGGTAGCATAGAGTAGATATATGCTCACAGAGCTCTGTCGGTAGATTATGTTTGCATGCTATTAATCTACAATCGTATATCTATTCTATGGTGCTTATAAAGTGCCAACTCGCAGTTGAATAGCGAAAAAATCAAAGGAGTGTGAATTATGGAAGATAGCGAAAAAAACTTGGAAGTCGCTGAACCAAGTGCAGAGGTTACCGAAGAAGTAACAGATGAGGTTGAAACACCTGAAGAAGATGCACCAGAGTTTACTGATTCAACAGAAGAAGCTGGAAATGAAGAAGAAGGTTCTACTGAAGAAACAAAACAAAGTGCAGAAGAAAACTCTAAATATGCTAGTATTCGTAGAAAAGCTGAAGAAGATGCTAGAAAGAGAATTGAAGAAGCAGAAACTAAAGCATACGAAAAAGGTAGATTAGAGGCATATAAGGGCAAAATAAACCCTTATACCAATAAACCTATTTCAGATTTATCTGATATAGAAGTTTATGAGATGATGTATAAATTAGAGCAAGAAGGAAAAGATCCTATTAATGACTTGCCTGATGCATTATCAAATAAGAAAAGAGAAGAACAAAAGGCATTAACAGAGCAAAAAGAAAGAAACGAAAAAGCAAGACAAGAGTTAGAGGAATTTCAAACAAAATACCCTGATGTAAATGTTCAAGAGTTGCTTAATGACAGCTTTTTTAATGATTACATAACAGGTAAAACTAAAACTTTAACTGAATTGTATGAAGGTTTTAATAACTTTAAAAATGCTTTTAGAAATTCTGCTGTTAATGTTGCTAAACAAACCATTGCTAATTCTCAATCAAGTCCAGGTAGTTTGAGTAGTGGTGGCGAAGAACCAACCCTTGACTTTTCAACAATGTCAAGTGCTGAATTTCAAAAGTATTTGCAGAAAGCAAAGGATGGTGAATTAAGAAATTAAATAAATAAAATCCTGGAGAGAGGAAATTATTAATTATGGCAACAAAAATGCAAACAATTACTAGTGTAACTAGTCAAAATCAAATTAGTGCTGAAGATAAAACTTTTTATGAAAGAGCTTTATTAGAAAGACTATTACCTGAATTACATTTTTACAAAGATGCAATGAAGAAAAAATTACCAAAGAATGAAGGAAGAACAGTTAATTTTAGAAGATTTAACAGCTTAACAGCACCAGGTTCAAGTTTAACTGAAGGTGTAACACCTGATGGAAATGACCTATCTGTAACTGCTATCACAGCAACAGTAGCTCAAGAAGGTGATTGGGTATCTATTTCAGATTTAATCCAATTAACTGGTATTGATCCTATTGTAACTGAAACATCAGAATTACTAGGAGAAGAAGCACAAAAAGTTATTGATACTCGTATTCAAACTGCTATTTCTAGTGGAACTAATGTATTCTATGCTGGTAGTGCTGCTACTCGTGCTGGTCTTGAATCTGCTACTACAAAATATCTTGTAGGTGCTGATATTAAGAAAATTGTTAGAAAACTAAAAAATGCTAATGCTCGTAGATTCCCAGATGGTTATTATCATATGATTATAGATCCATCTCAAGCATATGACTTAATGAGTGATTCTGCTTGGATTGATGTAACAAAATATAGTCAACCTGAAAAAATGGAAAAGGGCGAACTTGGTAAAATGTATGGTATGAAGTTCTATGAATCTACTAACTTACAAGTTGTTGATTCAAGCACAGGTCAAAATAAAATTGCTGTTCATATTGCATTTGCTTATGGTAGAGATGCTTATGGATGTGTTGACCTAGAAGGTGGTGCTGGTAAACCAGAAATCATCATTAAACCTAATGGTTCAGCAGGTTCTGCAGATCCATTAAATCAAAAGGCATCAGTAGGATGGAAAAACTGCTTTACTGCTGTTATTACACAACCTACTGCTCTAGTAAGAGTTGAATCAGGAGTTCAAGCTTAATATAGGGGCTTAATGCCCCTTTAATTTTTTAAAGAAAAGAGGTATATTAATGGAAAAAGTAATTAAAAAAGAAGAACCAAAAAAGGAAGAACTTGTAAAGGTTCGTATTCCTATTGATCCACTTAATCCTAAAGATTTAGAAGTTATTGTGGGCATTAATGAAAAGTATGCTAAAGTTATTCGTGGTATAGACCAAGAGGTATCTATACCTGTATATGAGCAACTAAAAAATGCAGGGCTAGTATAATACTAGTCCTTTTTATATCAAGTTAATAGTATAAGTGAGTGCAATTCTCACAAACTTGAAAGGAGAGGTAATATGAATTGGGGAGATATACAAATTGAAAGTTTAAAGAAAATGTTTTTAAATACTGAAGAATTATTGGTATCTAGTTTGGCTACATATAAAGCAGATAAGAAATATAAAACTTATTTATTTGCAATGCCACAGGCCTGTAATGAAGCTATAAATTACATAGCAGCAAGATTAGGAACTGAAGTGCATTTATATCAATTAACAAGAGAAGAAACTAATCATTTATATGATTTATCTGAGATTAGTGATTTATCAAACTTACGAAAGGTAAGAGATTTAATCTGTCCAGCAGGTGTTACATGGAAAATGATAACAAAAGACTTAATTGAAATAGATGGAT